CAAAATCCCAGTAACTACCCCAAGCCAAGGTGCGACTACCAGTGCCATCTTGAGAGATAAAGATTGAACCACTTTGTCCAGCAACTAAGTTGCTTGGGTTTGCTAGTGTTCGGTTGCCTCCCAAGGTGACAGAGAAGTTATTCCCTAAAGCAAAGTCTGGGGTAATAGTTGCACCGTCTGTGAGAGCAGAGATAGTGCCACGCTGTGCGGCTGTAAAACTCTGTGCAACGTCTGTCTTAGCTGTGTCAGCATCGTATGCTTGTACTGTGGAGCCGATATCAGATGTTGCAACATAATCACCTAAGGCAGTTTCAGTTGCTAGTGGGACACCTCCTGCGGTAGATCCGTCATGAACAACAACTGTTTTCTTTGTTGTATCAACAGTAACCTCACCAACAACACCAGTGAAGCTGCTGTGTTGAGCGGTAGTGCCTCTTCTTAATTGTACTTGTTTTGACATTTATTATATGCTCCCGAAATCTAATTCTGATGTTACTGCTCCGTCTACCAATCCCCAGTCTTCATTTACTGCTAATTTTGCAGAAGTGATAGATCCGTCAGGAACAGTTATACGAGATACTGTTGAAAAACCTAGATGTGTAACGGTGATAGCAGTTCCACTATCAGGTGCCGCTGTGAAAATTAAATCATTATCAGTGATTGTATAGTTGGTTGTCGGAGTTTGGATAATACCGTCCACCGATACTAAAATACTATTTGCTGATGTTGGTGTTGTTGATAAGGCGAATGTGGTTAAACTGCCATTACCAGTAAATGTATCTAAGGTAAAGTTCCTTAGATTTTCTGATAATTTATCTGGTGTTACAGAACCAACTACTGGAATCATCTGATACGTTGCATTACCTTGATGTAAAACGTAGATAACAGATGACGCTGATGGTGCCTCAGAGAATGTTAACGTAATGTTATCACCAGCAATTGTATATGATTCCACTGGTTGTTGGATAACATTGTCAACAATCACGATCACATTTGATTCAAACCCACCAGGAACTTCTTGTGATAAAGTAAAAGTTGTGGTTGATCCATTACCTACGTATTCATCACGAGGTTTAGCGCCAGATGTTCTGTCTGCTGGGTAAGATCCAATATAAGCCATTGTTGTTCTCTAGTAAGTTTCTATTATTTATTCGTCAGCAGGTAAAGGTTCGTTGCCTTCAGCAAGCCACTTTAGATACTCTTGGTAGTCTGTGTTGGCTTCATCGAAGGGGATGGATGCGCCATCAGAAAGTCTGCGAACAGACTGCGCTTCACCGTATCTTGTGTTGGCATGTTTTTGGTACATTTTATAACTCCGCACTCAGGTCAAGATAACCAGATGAATTATTATTTGCAACAATAGTAGCCCCTTGTCCCTGTGTCATAGTTGAGCCTGATGAAATAAATACTACGTTTGCAGTATTTGTCCCTGCATATGTATTACTTATACTTGTAACTGCAGTATTTGAACCAACAGCCGTATTAGTTCTTACATTGCTAAAACTTACTGTTGCTGTTGCTCTCATTGAAACTGGGTAAATAACTATTCCTTCAACAGTAGTTGAATTACTAGCAAAACCAACAGCAAAAGCGTTAAAATTTGAAAATCCACCACCACTTAATTTTGCATAGTACCTCTGACACAAGGCCAACTCAGTACCATACTGGCGGTAGTCAAACGGTGTGGCTACACTGCCTTTTTCTAGCTGTACGCCTGTGATGTAGAAGGTGGCTCCGTTTGTTGCTAAAAAGTTTGCTTGTGCGCTAGTTGTTCTGTAGTTTCCTGCTGCCGTCCAAACGCCTGCCGTAGTTTGATAGTTTGAACCGCCAGCCAAACAAATATTCATACCTAAGCCACGCTGGTTATCGGTGTACCAAGTTCCTGTAGTGTCCCCAGCAACTGTGATTGTTTTGTACTCCCAAGTGTTTGCAGCGTTAATTACAAAAGTGCTTACATAAACACGGCTTGCATCTGAGTTTCTAAATGATGCGCCATAGGTTCCTGTTACGCTTGAACGAACCCAAAAAGATACTGTAAAAGTTACAGCAGACGCAGTGCCAAGACCAAAGTCCGCAACATTGTTACCTTCAATCCAATGTCTAAAATCAACCAAATCGCCTGCGGCAATAGAAGTGTCAGCAGTGCCAACTGTAATGCCCAATGAATTTGTAAATCCTGTGGGTGCAGTAGAACTTTGAGCAAAAGTAAGCGTGGCTGATGTTGTATTACTATCCCACTGCCACCTGTCTGTTACATAAGTTCCGGCAGTAGTAACGGATGCGCCTCGCTGATTTATCCGCATATCTCCGTTAATGATGCGGTTTCTGCCAGTCATGTTAGACACGGTTGGTGTGTACCCGTTGATGGTAGCACTAGTGCCTGGAAGTGCAATATTATTTTGTATTTTAGATGCAGTTACAGCGCCACTACCTATTTTATCTTCTGTTATCGCACCAGTAGCAATTTCACCAGCTTCAATACTGGTTCCCAATGCTCCGCTTGGACCTTTTTGGATCGCCATTTTATACGTCCTCTAAGATACTGGCCACAACGTCTAGTGACGAAGCGGTTGAAGAAACAACCTTTAGACTATCACCATTAGACAAGACGATTTTCTGTCCAGCAATCACTTGTAGAGAACCACCAACAGGAACTGGAGCATTTTTTACAATATAGTAATCATTGCCACCAGATGTAATATAAGCATTACATGTGACACCACCATTGGTTGTATTACAAACATCAAGTTCGATACAAATGGAATTTTTAGAAACTGGTGCACTGTATACTGTTGTAGCAGATGTACCAACATTTCTAGCTAAACTATTTTTAAATGAATTTGCCATATTTTATCCTAGTGCAATAGACATTGCGATTGAAAAGTTTCTGCCACCATTAACAGCGTCTACGATCGTAGACTCTCCACCCTGCAGAGTAGCGAGATCGCCAACGTCTTGCACGGTCTGATTAGCCTCAGTAATGACCTGATTTGTTTTAACTCGCCACTGATCAAAATTGTCAGTTTGCGGTACTGTATTGACTGGAGTTTGTAGTGCCATTATTGTTTATTTATAAGAAGTGATAACAACTGTTTAATATCATTAATGTCATTTTTAAGACCTTCAATATCTTTAGCTTGCTGCTCAAACTGTTGTTTTTGTGCTTTAGCTAAAGCTCGCCGAGCAAGATAGGACTCATATTCTACATTGTTAATATTTAGGATGGCTTTATTACTTGAATCCCTAACCAAACCATCCTCTCCCTGAACTTTTAAAAATAGTGTTTCCATTATGGACAAGCAATAATACGAAGATCTTTAACTCTTGCTATTTCCGCTGAATTTGTAGAACGGAAAACAATCTTAACGGTGATAGCATCAAATGGATTTAGATCTTTGACCGAATAATCAATATCTGTAAATGTACTCAATGAACTTGTTTTCGGTAGAACAGAATCCGAATTAGCTAATGTGTAAGGAACTGTATTAAAGTCTACATTTGTTCCGACATTATTTAATTTGTAATACACATCAACATTGGCATTAGTTGGAACATTAACTGCCATACGAATCTTAAAGAAAGTCGATGGATTTGCAAGGTTGACCCTTCTGGTTACATATTTACTAAAATTAGAACCATTAAATGGAGCAATCTCGTCATAAAAATTGTCCAAAGATACTACTGTAACACTTGCCCCCGCAGAAGCTGTAGTAAATGCATTATTCAAAGTGACTGTAGAGCCATCGGAAGCGATGGCAGTCACTAAGAAAGTTCCATTATTAGCGCCAGCTGCAGCACCACTGATAGTCACATAACGACCAACAACAAGAGTACTAAACTCTTGTTTAGTTGCTGTGTTAGAAGTACTCAATCCAGTTGATGTAAATGCAATATTGGTATTGGCAGAAGAAACTGTTCTACTATCAATATTAGTATCATTAGTATTACTTTGTGTGGCATTATTAACTTTATTATGGATACAAATTAAGGAAGTTCTGTGTGTATCAATAATAGGTGATAATGAATCGTTGGTCGATGCCATAATAGCAATAACACCGATAGACTTGTCACCACTTAAGAAATTAGTCTCATTAATCTCTGATGCAATAACTCTTGGTGTAGTATATTCGTTTGACTCATTAGCTAAAACATAATCACCATCTGTTTGTTTAACATATGGGACTTCACTTCCATCAACTGAACGACCAGAAGTTGATTTTACCAAAAGTTCAGTAGTAGTTTCAGAGAAATTTTGAGACTGTACTAATGGTTGTAAAATATCATATTGGACATTATCTGTTGCATATACATCACTACCACCAATAAATCCAGTTGAAGTCGCATTTGTTGTAACAGTAACAACATAAGAGTCTAAATCAATAGAAGAAATTGTATGTGTGGTGTTTAACTCAGATGATGGAATTCCATTGTATGTACCAGCTGCAATTCCCTGAATACGAACCTTAGATCCTGGGAACATATCATGGTTTGGATGGAAAACACGAATTTTATTTGTTCCATTAGTTGTTTGTATTGGATCAGATTGCAATAAAGTATTTGGTAGAACATCATTAACAAATTCTACTCTACCCTCTACATTTGTGTTAAACTGAGCACGATAAAGTGTAAACATTAAATCCTGCATCTGATCCGCCGTCCAAGTGGATGCATTTTGTGATTTAAATAAAACACCCTGATATGGTTGCTCAGAAATAAACCTATCTGTACCAGCAACCTTATCACCCATCTGAGAAATCCAGCAATTATAGTTGTTAGAGTCTGATGATATAATAATTGCATATTCTGTGGCATCATCAACAAACACTGGAGATGGGAATGTAAATTTAGTTGCAGTATCAGCAGCATTTAATGTGACACCATCAACGACTACTGTATTACTAGAAATGTTTACTTTATCTGGTGTTAATGATACCTTTGAGAAGGGTAGCACACGTTTCCCAGGATATCCATTAACAACTTCACGAATTTCCACATTTACAGGAATTTTATCATCTTTTGAGGCGAAGAATAAATCTATATCTGTCAGGAATGCACCACCTTTTTGCTGTACCAAAAATGTTTGTGCAAGCGGATCCCACCAGCCAGTATCTCCAACAACTCGCTCAGATGTTTCTGTAATAGTTCTTGTCTCATTAACAACTTCAGACGCAATACTGGCGTTTCTAACAGCGTTAAAAGTAGCCTGTTTAGTTTCAAGAATTCCCTGTGCACGAAACTGTACCACACCACGAGAGGTGAAATCTGCGGCATTATTTAAAGAATCAGTAATGACCAGTTGTTTAATACCACAACGGAATCTCAATGCGTCTGTATTTGGAATTGTATAAAGACCGAATACAGAACCGTTAAATGTAGAAACCAAAGCATCACCAACAGCTTTTGGAGAAACTGCAGTATTAATAACACCTCGTGCACCAGAAATTGACCCAGCAATGGTTTCATTTAACTGGAAGGTTCCATTAATATTTAAAACATAGATTGATCTGTTGTTTGATGCATCAATATTATATCCAACACAAATTGCAGTTGCGCCAGAAGTTAAACCAGTAATTACATCTCCACGATTTAATGCTGGCTGAGTGTCACCAGTTGGAGAACCTGCTACTCTGCGTGCAGTTTCAGTTGAGTTTGATCCTGCATTTGACTTAGAATCAAATTCTGTAGCAAACCCACTAACAGTATTATATGAAATTTTAGTAGCAGGTTGAATGTGTGAGTCAACATTTATACTATCAAAGAAGGAATAGAGGCGACTATTTGGTTTAAATCCAACCGCTTGGATCAATACTGGTCTACTCCTCATATAAGGAATGACTGCAGTAGACAAAACTTTATCTTCAACAAGTTGTCTATCTACTGTTGGGATTACTACAGTCCTGACACCACTGCGTGCTTGACCTACTTCAGTAGCAGTAGTTTGAACTGTAATCTGTCGAGCATTACCCCAATTATTAATACCAAACTTAGCTTGTAATTGTTGCTGATTTAAATAAACATCGCCTTGTCTAGAAGCCCAATTACCACCTGTGGTATATACAGTTCTTGCAGTTCTTGTTGCGCCAGACCATTGCGTTTGCCATGAGTTCCAAACAGTTCCAAGAGCACCAGATTTTTCTAATACTGTTGAAATTGCAGTAAAATTACCCTCAACATTATTAACGATATCTGGGCGACGATCTACCTCAAACCACTCATCAGAAGATGGGTTGAGCTCAATCTTTCCAATAAATGTAAATATAGCAAATGGATTAATATTTTGAACTCTAGATGCTACAGACTGTTTGATAAATTCAATCTTACTATAAGGTAGAGTGATTACATCACCAGTTAATTGATAATTAGACGCAACTCTTTGAGAAGTTGTAGAATTTTTTTCTATCAAATTAACATTGTCCATACGGAAAAATGGTCTTAGTTCATTTTTCTCCATATCAACAGAACACTTATAATCTGAATTGTATGGATCGCCAACACCATGTCCAGAAAATCCATCAACAATAAATCCATTTTTGTAACGATCTAATCCCTCATCGTCTTGGATAGTTAAATTTGCAGTTTCTTGTTCTAATAGTGAAAGCGATGTGTAATACTCTAAAGTATCAAGTCGTTTTTCAATAGCACCAATATCACGCATTGTATAACGACGATTATCAATAGATTGTATAACTACACTTGGCGCAGATGTTGAAAATGTATATGGCTCTAAAGTAACTTTATAGAGAACCATTGCATTAGTTGGATCTTGTGGTTCTGCTGGATTTAAAGATGGAACACCTCTAACTTGGAAAAATTTACCATTAAAATCGATGGCAATTTTATCCTTACGAGCAAGGTAATAAGACAAATCAGCTTCAATATTAATACCACGTTTTGGTATTTGTGTTAATGAAGAACCCGCAGAGCTAAAATCTGTACCAGTGTTATCAATACGTGGGCGAAAATCTAAAACGTCTCTTAATTGGACGGCAGAATATGTTGGAATTTCTTCATATTTCACACCAGAGTCTGTATAAGAATCTACTGAGAAATAATCGCCAGAACCGTGTTCAAAGTATTCAAATGTGATGCGAATAGGAGCAGATGGTACTGGATACCCTTTGTTTAATATAATTGATCCAACATCATAATACTCATCCTTTTGCCCATCATCAAGTAAATAATAATCACTAATATCATTGGTGTAAGTACCTAAAGCACTTGCCCAATTACCTGGTGTGGCCAGCGTATCCATTTTAACACTAACAATCTTCCAGATATCAGCTTTTTGTAGCCTAATAGAAGAAACCGTTGCCGCTGCTTGAGTTGTTACATCCAGTGTAGCAGTTGTCAGAGTTTTGGTCTTTTCTTTGGCATCAATAGATGATTTTTTAACAGCTGCAAAAATAATAAATTGAAGAGAAGCGAGTGACGCATCCAGAGTAAAAATAACCTGACGGAGAGAAGGAGTCACAACGCTAATGTTATTTGGAATTACAACATTACCAGTTGTATTATCTACCAACAAATAGTTATCAATCTCAGCTGCTGACCCGAAAGTGTCTGAAGATCCAACTGCATTTATTGTTAATGTGCAAGTTCCACCAGAAGCAGTAGATGATGTTTGAACAAATCGTTGAGTTACTGTATAAGAAGTGCCGATCGTACTATCATCTATGCTACGAAGTTTTCGAACAGCATAGAATGGTAAAGGAAACAATAGTGAAGAATTTTGTGGCTCGTTTACTGATGTAGAGAATCTAGAAATTGCAACACCAGTAACACTAGTGGATGCATTGACTGTGATTGATATATCATTTGTAATAGCAGTAACACGACGAACAGTACCGCCAAGAGAAATATAGTCTCCCACAATAAGATCTGAAGTGAATTTTGTACCATTACCAGTTATTGTAGTTGAGGCAGAAGCAGTTGCTGACCCGACAATAGAAGTAGAAATTGGACTAATGTCTGCTGTAAAATTAGTGGCAGTGACACCAGTATTATAATAAAGTTGTTTTACTTGACGATCAAAATTTACACCAGAGTTTAAAGTGATGTTAGAGATTAAAACTTTGTATATGTCAGCTGTACGAACAGCACCAAGAGATTCTAACTCGATTCCACGAATACGAGCAGTTCCAACTTTAGTACCAGCACTACTTCCACCTGATGTTGTCAATTCATTATACAAATCAACTTGTTGATACAAATCAAATCTAGGAACACTATGAAGATTGGTAACTTTAATATAATTACCAACTGTAGCTGCAATTTGAGTATCACTAATCCGAGCAAAATCTCGAGACTTATCAATATCTACATATTCTGTGCCAATTTTTTCAATCTCATATCCCTGAACATATGCTTTACCAGGCTCCATACCAAAAGCTAATTTAGCCTCATCACCACCCTCAGTAGCTGGATTGTAGATACCACGATTATAAATCAAAGACAAAATACTAGTTTGCTTCCAAGTAACACCACCAACACCGTCAGTTGAAGACCCAGAAGAATGAATTGGTGGCTGAGATCCAGAAATACCAGTGGTTGTTGCAGTATAATAATTAGTTGTTCCCAAAATAGTGTAGGAAACAATATCTCCTATAATATAAGAAGTATTTTCTGACCATACTCCACGATTATTATTTCGATGTTCACGAACATCAATTGGAAAATTACGAACAGTATAATTACCAGACTCATCAAATGTGCGACGAGCCAAAGTAGCTTCTAATACAGAATAATCTGTTGTCCGAACTTTATATTGAATATTTCCAGTTTTAACTCTTAATAGTTCTATAAAATCTTTATCATCTTCAGTTTCAATTGTTCTTTTTTCTAGAGTTAAAGTAGCAGCATATCGATGAGCACCAGGGGCTGCAAAGTTAGAAGCACCCTGAGCATTATCTTGTAATGAAGATTCTTCCTCTGGAGTAACTATGATCTCAGTTAATTTTAGACCTATACGATAAGAAGGATTGTTACTATACTTGTCGAGAAGCAAAGTTTGTGGCTCAACAAGCATGAAAAATCCATTAACATAATAAACCCCACGTTCAATCTGTGCAGCAGAACCCACACCAGTAGAATCAGCAATAGCACTAGTAAATGCTCTGGCAGTTGGGGAATCTTCTGTTGTAAGAATTTCATTATCTTGAAAAACTTTAGTTAGAGTATCATCACCAGCCTGAACATATTTTACATATAATGTGGCAGGATCTGTACTTGTTGAAGTTGAAACAGCTACAACTTTAGCCTTAACACCAGTAGTATTACCTACAATAGTATATCCAACCAATTCTTCAATATATGTGTCAACGGAAATTCCATTATATGTATCTTGAACCTTAATATAATTAAACCCATCATCATATGAAATTTGTCCAGGAAGAACCATTGCACCCTGTTTAAAGATGTGGTCTCCATGACGAGTAATCTGATTTTGAATGATGGACTGTAGCTGCGTTAATTCTCTTGCTTGAACAGGGTATCCTGGACGAAAAAGAATACGAAGATACTTATTGGTTTCATCGTAATCATCATAATATGGTGATACATTAAAATTAATAGTCATTTGGAATTTCCGTTGTTGGCTTCTGCTGTATTATTTATTTACATCTCTACAATAATCTTAATATCTTCAATTTGATCATCGGCACGATTAATTGGGCGGCGATTCTCCACATAAATCACATCACCGCTATCTGGCTGAACTTCTGGGTTAGTTTTAGTGGCAACTGTACCAGTTGCGCCTGAAGAGCCACCAGTAATAGTTTCAGTCAAGCTAAATGATGCGCCAGTAGTATTATCAGTGCGTAGTTGGATGTAACGAATAGTAGATCCGTCAACAGTTGTAATACGACCAACTGCGCCAGATGTTCCACCAGTAATAGTTTCATCCTGTGTAAATGTTCCTGTTACACCAGAAACAGTAAGTTCTTTTGTGGCTTTTACTGTAGATGCTGTTGATACTGTAGTAGTTCCATAATTATATGGATCACGAACTAGCATAATACGACGATAATCATTATCAACTGGGAAATCTCCAGATCCGTCATCATACTCAAGACGGACATTCATCATAATATAGAAACCACCAAGTTCTTCAACTGGATCTGATCCATGACCACCCTTTGGTGTAATCATAGCAGTTGCTGCAGCAGATGCGCCACCGCCACCAGAAATACCAACTGAAGCGTAAGTATAACCAGTACCAGCATTAGTAATAGTAATTGCAGTAACAGCACCAGAACCAATGTCGATAGTAGCAGTCGCAGTAGCACCAGTACCATCACCATTGATATTAACAGATGGAGCAGAAGTGTAACCAGTGCCGCCAGATGTTACTAGAACACTATTAATTGATCCATCAACAGCTGCTGATTCTACCAACCACTGATCGTAATAAGCATCAGTAGATCCAGGATTAGATCCTAGAGTCTTAACTGGAATAAAGTCTGTAGAAACAAACTTAATAACATCAGCTGGGGAAATAGTATACATATATTTCCAAACATAACCATCTGCAGTTGTAATTGGAGAAGTAGAACTGCCTGTTGGTTTAACTGTAGAAGCTACAACATTATTTGTAGTGCCACGATTATCTAAACACTTGTATACATTATACTCATCAGTAACAACGAAAAAGTTAGCATCAAACAATGTTGCTGGAGTAGTACTACCGCCAGTATCAATATTTACACCAGCAGTGGAACCATTATAATCATGACGATAAATGTCGTAATATTTACCAGAAGTCCAATTACGACGTGGAACAGCATGAGATACGTCCGAGGACTGAACACGCTTAAGAGCGAGCATATCGTCCCAGTAATAATATTCTTCTGCGACAGCGTCTTTTGGAGTGTCTGGTGAATTGTCGTTTGTCCAAGCCTGTGGGCGACCAATGCCAAGATACATGTTAGTCGCTGCACTCTCAGAGAAACCCTCTTTGAAAGATTGCGCATTGTGAATGCGGAATTTTGAAGTAATAATAGCAGCCATTTAAAAATTTCCTCTATAGGTTAATATAATGCATTCCAGCTAGTTCCATCATAGAACACTGGATAAGGTACGGAGCCAGCTTTACTATCTGGATCCCAAGATACGCCATCTGCAACAGCAAAAGTTCCAGCAGAAACAGTTGGTGCAGATGTAGAAGCAGTTAATGTAAGTTGAGTTGTAATAGGTGTTGGGGTTCCAGATAAATCAGAATATGCTCCGCTGGTAGCCACTGTAGCCAACGATGCGGTTGCGGCTTTAGAGTTTAGTTGAGTTTGGATAGCAGAGGTAACACCATCTACATAGTTTAGTTCTGTAGTGCTAGCAGTGATGCCATCTAGAGTGTTTAGTTCTGCAGCAGTGGCAGTTAAAGAGATAGCAGAACCATCTCCAAGAGCGGTATAGATTTCCGAGAAATTATCGTTAATTTTAATTCCAGCTGCCCTAAGAGTATCTCCTGTACCGTCATTAGCTACTGTTCCCGTATTAATTACTGATTTTGCCATTTTATCTCCTAATTACATCGAATCCATTAGAATTGATGTGCTATCTAATGTTAGTGATTCTGTTGAATCAAATGTTGCCTGACTGTCCATTGTGATAGCATCAGAGTCCATGGTTTCTGTACTATCAAAAGAATCAAAAGAATACGTTCCATCAATTCTGATAATATCAATATATGCTTCTTGTGCGAAATTTGTTCTTCTATTAGGATTATTTATAACGTCTGCAATAATAACGTCTGCAAAATCCTTAATTTGTGTATTTGCAAAGTAATCCCAATATCCCTGATTATTCGTTCCAGTATAGTTCTGGTTCCAAGCATCGGTATATACCCCGATGGTGTTCTTAGAACCAGATGCATATGGTGGAATTGTAAACTTCCACTTCTCTAGCCAACCTAAATTCGTGCCAAAAACACGAGTTCCAGCTGATGGTTGGGATCTCAGTAACAAATTGGCTATATTTTCAACCACTGCTGTATCTTTGGGTATAGCAGTTGATGTGTATAGTTCAAAAATAATGCTCTTAAACGATTCGCTAAGTTCTGTTCTTAGGTCTAATAGATGAACCTCAGCGGGTGTAAGATTCGGGAAGTTCAGAGTTGGTAAGAATTCAGATGTAGTTGTAATTAGCTGTAGACAGCTTGCGACAAAGTCAGTAATAATTAGTGTCACTTGCTCTTTATCTAGAGCAGAATTATCTTCATATGGAGTTCTATAATTACCAACAGCGTGCATCTTCATATCAATGAAGAGACGTATAATTCTCAACAGATCAGAAATCTCTAAAACAACAGAAGATGTAGCATTAATTAAAGACTGAACCCTAACCTCACCAAATAGTGCCAATCCTACAGGATGCAGTAACTTCTTAACAGCCTCACGATATTTGTCGATCGATTGTCCAACTTTAATAACGTATGAATATTCTTGATAGTACAAACTGTCTTGAATCTTTTTGGAAGACTCAGAGATTTTACCATCAGCATTAATAAATTTGCCTAAAGTTTTTCCGAGAGCACCAACAATACCTCTGGACTCAGCATGTGTTCTGACAGAATCACTTACAATTGTAGCAGTAGCCCCACCAGAAGATGTGATTGTTTGATTTATTCTAAATTCGCCAGAATCTTCATTAACAAAATTTTTACCTTCTTCATCCATTAGATAATTATTATCCTCAGTGATAAAGGTAATTCTATCAGTTGATGGGTATAAGGTTAATTGTTGTTTATCTAAATTAAAAGAATATAATGTAGCCTCAGGAGACTGTTGATTTTCTAATAAAATGTTATCACCAGACTCTAAAATTAAATTATCTTCTACATTGGTTTCAACAGAAAGAGTCTGTGGTAGTATTGTAATAGTGTCGCCCGCAGCAAATGTGCCAGTTATATTCTTTACAATAATATTATGCGGGAAAATGCCAATCGGAGATGTCTGATACCCAACACCAGGATTGGTGATACCAATTCTTGTTACACGCCCAACACCATCTCCTACGACCAATAATTTAGCTCCAGTGCCACCACTTACAGAAATAACAGGAAGTCTTTTATAATATGCACCACCAGTAATTAATTTTACGGCACGAATTCCGCCAGTGGTCGCAGTCTCAATATCAAATTGTGATCTATCTTCCTGTAGGATATAAGAACCATCTTCCATTAAAATAGAATCTAAATCAATATCTGTAACAACAGCACGAGCAGAAATCAAAGAATCGCCAGTATCCCCACAATTTGCGTTGTTAAATGTTACTTCAGTTCCTACTGAATATCCAGATCCAGGAGTATCAATAATAATGTCTGTTATGGATCCATATCCAATAGACTGAACTTCAGCTTGTGCGTCTGTTCCAGTGCCAGAAACAATATACATTGGTGAACCAACATCATAATAACCGCCACTATTAATAATTTCAAAGTCAGTGATAACTGGAATTACTTGCAGTGTTATAACAGATCCATCTATATTATCGTAACCAGTTATAACATCTGTAATATTAAATGTACCAACAATACTTTGCTCATTAACAGTTATTTCAATTATGGTTTCCGTACCAACTTGAAACTTAATAACTGATTCTACAGAAGCCCTAGAACTACCTTGAGAAATTGTTTGTCCAACTAAATTAAACGCTTCACCAGATATTTGTATAGTTCTAATAACTGAGCGCTGATCCCACTTACCATCGGATACACGAAGCATATCAACTTTTGGAAAGTATAGATCTGGAGTTTCATTAAACAATAATCTAAACAAAAACTCATAAGATTTAATTGTACCTTTAGAACGATATAACTCTTTAATTTGTTTAGCGAGATATCGTTTATCAGATAAAACATTTTTAGGAATTTGCTCTAAAAGTTCATCTTTAAAATACTGAATAAATCCATCGACTGTATCGTCAATGTCTCTGATTGATTCTAGATTCCTTTTTTCAGTTTGTCCTAAAAATTCATAATATGCTTCTAGAAATGCAACAAACTGAGCATTGTCCTCACGAACAAACTCAGGAAGTTGTTTAGAAACAACTGTGGAAACTTTTGTTTTAACGAGTGCCATTAGCTACGACTTGTTGTGAAGATGTAATTTGTTCCACCAGAAGATGTCCCAGAAGCCAAAGGATCAACGATAGCATTAACTACTAATTCATTTTCAGAAATTAACACTAATTGATTCCTGACAGAGACAACATCATTAGATTGTGGTTTAATAGTAAATGTTAACAAATTGTTTTCAGTAAATGTAATATTAATATTATCAAGAGTAATAACGCCAGTTGAATAATTGACAGTTCCTTGTCTTTCGTTAACATATTTTTTAGTTGATGCGCCAGCATAATAATACATACGAATATTTCCAACACCATCATCTTCTAAATAACAAATTTCTGCTATACCATCAACAATAAATCCATTGGATGTAATAGATTCTTCTGCCACACCTTCAGAGTAAATTGGATTATCGATTTTGATAACATAAGATGTTCTTGTGCCAATTACTGGAGTGATTGAACGAATAAGTGTTACTGTTGTTATATTACTTAAAATAGAATCTTCTGCAGCATCAATTAATCTAGAAAGTTTTGAGAATCTAAACATTCCATCAAAACGTGTTAGATCAGAATCGTTGTAATCCATAATAACTTCACGAACTAAAGTTTTAATGGTCTCTTCTGTATTTGATGTTGATTGTGAGTTATAATAAACAGTTGTGTTTAATTTAATATACAAATACTGTGGGTCTACAATTTCAGGAATAATAGAAACAACATTTTTACCTTTAAGAATTGTATTTTTAATAGAATCTTTGGTAGAATTTGTTAATGTCTCACCAGATCTTGGTTTAATACAAATAAAAACTTTACCGTAGATTGGTGGATTGTTATCTTCACCACCCCATACATTTACAGACTCTACGTTGGCAAATATTTGTGGTAAAATAACTTTATAATCATCTGATGTGACAGCACGATTTTGAGCAGAATAATTTTTAGGTGCTCTAAATTTAATTGAATCAGTATCTTCCGCTTCTGCTCCACCATCAGCTACGGAAACTGTATTTATAGAAACTGCACCGTTTAAAGACACTCCATTATATGTAAAGGTTCTACATCCATTCGCTGCAGCTTTATTTGTAGAAAAGTAATTTAATGATACTATATTTCCAGGAGATGGTTTATATCCAATAACACCATCTCCAAAATATATTTCATAAAGTCCATCATCAATTTCTTTTAAAAAGTAAACACGACTTGTGGATCCAACATCAGCGATATTATCAGCAAATGTATAATTAGCATATGCAGCAGAACCTGGATCTTCTTGCACACGAACCGTCAATGTATCAATATCTACATTTTGATTTGGAATAATATACTTTGTATTAGTTTGTACAGTATAATTATATGAAAGAGGAAACCCTTCTGTTATAGAAACATCGCTGAATGTATAAACACCAGCAACAGGAACGACACTAATCGAGGAGCGTGTGTAAAATGTATACTCAACATTATCAACTATTGAAGAAAATGAAGAATAAGCAGGTAATGTTAAAGAAGGTGGACTGCCAGAAACTCCGCTAACTGAAATGTCAATAATGGCAGAGGCAGCAGTACAAGACTGAGGGACATACCCCAACATCTTGGCCAAAGAAACTACACTATTTCTCTTTCTGGCAGAATCCAAGAACATTTCATTTACGGCCAAATTGGTATAAAGAGCATTATAATGAGTATTATATGCTAAAATATCCAATAAGACAGACAAAGCAGAACCTTCAAAATCATAATCTGCAAATTCAGATTGACCCTGCAAAAATACTTTAAGATTAGATTTAATTCGATCAAAATCTAATTCTGATACTGCAATTTTTTTATTATCCATTTATCGGGTTCTCTCTAATGTTAATTCTAATGTTAGAGGTCTTTCTGTATTTTTTAATTTAAAATAGATGCTAACATATAAAGAATTGGTATCTGGGCTACTATTAACATCTACATCAATTAACTCAACTCTCGGTTCAAAGTTATTAACTACATCAACAATAGCTCTTTTTAGCGTTACATTAAGCATCGGTGATGCTGGTTCAAATAAAAGAGCACGAATGGGTGATCCAATCTCACTATGAAACGGTCTCTCATAATTCCTGGTTAAAATAAGGTTTTTCAAAGCAGATTTTACTGCATTTTCATCATATCTGCGAGAAACGTCCTTCGTCACTGGATGAGCAGTGAAATTGAAGTCTAAATCTGAATAAATTCTTGTATTTCGTGCCATATTCTTTATTTAGTTATCCACCAGCATACGAGTCTGTAGAAACAGAACTTGCATCTATAATATCACCATCTGCAATTGGATCGCCGCCTCGAGCAACAGCATGACCCTCAAAAAACATTGTTGTTGATCCAGAAGTTATCTGCCTTTGTGTGGTTTGATGGGTAGTACTACCAACAGTATGAGGTGCAAATTGATCTCCGACTAGCCCTATTAAACTTCCATTAATATAGGTTTTCACTGCCTGTATTTTAGCAGTAAGAGCAGTTGGAGCACCACCATCTGCTCCAACTGACATATCACCCATTCTTGCTATTCCTGCCATTATTATACCTTACTCGGTCTAAATACGCCAACAATATCTTTGTGTCCAATAGTGACCCCATTCGGATAGCTTTGAGTCACAGATCCACCTTTAGGATTGTTGTCAGAAACCTTACCACCACCTTGATTACCACCAACTGGATACATCTTTCCATTTTCAACTTTCCAGACAAAATTAATGTGACTATAACGATATACTATAATGTCTCCAGGTTGTGGATCAGATGTTACCTGGGTAGCATTCCATTTTTGTGGTTTGTCTCGCATATCAAACGCTCGAGCAGTTTGAACATAACGATACCCACATTGTTTTAGAGTCCAGTTAACAAAACACATACACCATGGTACCTGGTCATTAACACCTACATTACCAAGACCAATATCTTTCCACATTGCCAAAATATTTGGATTACTTGATCCACCTTTCATACCTGTCTCAGCCCAGTATCCTTCTTTTGCTTTAGATAGTTGTGCTGACAAAAATGCTCCTATATCACCTTCTGATTGACCAGTTGGAGAAATAGTCTGCCCCTTATCCCCTACATCTGGCTGTGGTGGTCTAGTTGCATTAACACCAGCTGCTTCAGCTGCTGGATCATAATACTTTTCTGGATTTGCATAAAAATCTTCCATAACTTCCATATCATATTTTACATCAACTGAAGGTGCTGGACGAACTGGAGTTGTTAAAATCTCATATGCGTCTGATTTACCAGTTAAATAAGTTGGAGCAATTAAATCCGCTGCAGTATTAGTTACTTCATCTACTGAATCAGCTTCTTCAGCAGATCCTTCTTGTCCATGGAACTCTGAACCATCTATATTAACATTACCACCAGTTGCTAAAATATGTTGCTCTGATCCAGTGTGTTTCATTGCAGATGCAGCCAATACTGTATACTCATTAGAAGTCTGATGTGCAACATATCCACCAACAATTGAAGTCATATTCCCATCAATTTGATGTTTGTTATCTCCAGTAACTGTGGTAATATTGTCTCCATCTACATTAATGTTGAAATTACCATTTACATTAAGATTGAAATTACCGCCGACTGCGACATTTAAATCATCCGCAATACCGATGTCTACTTGCCCATGCATAACGGCTTGGGTAGATCCATTTACCTCGATATTTGCATCACCTAAGACTAAAAGATTCACAGAATTACCAACAGTCAAATTACATTTGCCTGCAATATAAATCATTCCATTACGATCAATAATTGTGTATCCATCTCCAACAATTTTATTAACTTGAGTTCCATTTGCATCTATATCAATAAATGAACCTTTGCGATGAGTTAATGAAATAGTTTCGTGCCCAGTAGTATCATCAAACATCATAAGATGTCCAGATTCTGTTTCCATCACTTTATTGTATGGATATCTTCCACCATAAGGTGCAATTGGTTGCTCCCAGATAGCAGAAAATGGCGCTGGGATATTTGATGTTCTTATTTGATCTTTATAAGAAATTGCAGTATCTCTAATGATGCCACGTGCCAAACGATTGGTGTCTGGCTCATTTAAAAACTCACGTAGGGGATATTTACCGCCAGGATCTTTAAATCCAACTGTTTGATTTTCTTTACGATCTTCTAATAGAGAATCTTGTTGTTCTTTCGGTAAATGAGCAACTTCTTCTTTGGTATAGATTTTACCAGCAGAATCTTCAGCTGCAGGTCTAATAGTTGAATCAGAAAGCACGCCTTGCCCAAGGAAATATTCATACATGATCTGTTTTTTAGCATACCCACCAGCAGCATCAGCACCAGTTCTTGCACGAGCAACTTCAAAATACTTTGGATCGTTTTGATCATGTTTAACATTTTCTTTATAGTAAATAGCACAAGCTAATGCAGCTACTTCTAAATCATCATTTAATAAAGAAGGATTATTAATAAGATCTACATTTTTCCCGTATGATATTAATTTATTTTGCGCCTGTGCATAACCAGCCTTACCAGTTAACTGATTAAATCCACGACCAAAATATTTACCGCCATCTCCTGGTTGTTTATTTCCTAATCCTCTACCCTTTGCAAAGTTATAACCATATATAAGTTCAAAAAACTCTTCTTTGGTTTTTTTACCACCTGAGTACTCAGTTGCAAGATCTAAATCACCATTAAAAATACTTGGAAAAATGTTTAGCAGAGATTGAGGTTTATTATAAACATGACCTTCATCTCTTGGAACCCAAGCAGTTTCACCGCCACAAATTGCTAAAATAGCAGCTTTTGCATATTTTGAAGTCAATCCTACTCTATCACATGCTGCGATTAATGCCTCACATCCTGCCTTTGCTTTACCTTCTTCACCCTTACGCACATATTTTGGCATTGGAATTATACTAATTGGAGTATTTAAAACCTTGTCATCTGCCTTACCTGGAATTGGTTGTGCATCAATTTTTACCTCATCTGCAGGGACAACCTTTGGAACCATAGTTGGTTTTGTCTCATCATCAGCACCCTCAACAGGCAGCTTCAACATATTCTTGGTATTAGCGCTACCACCAAGATCTATTCCAAGTAAAGATTTTGCTATCGCAAGTGCTTTATTTTTAATATTTGAAACAGTTTGTTCTATTTGTTTTGTGGCAGAACCAATTTGATTACTAATAGTTAAATCACTACCATCTTTATTTTTAATTGGTCTTCCATCAGGTGTTTTAATAACTCCACCATCGGTAACAATATTTCCTGTATCTTCAACTGCGATAGCTGCTGATTTTGATTGGGGAATTCCTCCAACTGTACCAAACATAAGTGGTTGTTGTTTATCTTTATCAGCAAAGATAATAACTACAGTAGTTCCTGGGACTGGACCAACTGGAGACCATCCCAATCCATTAATAGCAGCAGATGTTACTGGCTGTAAAGGGTATGCCCAAGGTAAAGAATCTGTTGGCAATATTGATTTATCATGACTATGTAAACCAACGATACGAACTTGACACCTACCAAGTTTTAGTGGATCGTCACGGTTTTCTACAATTCCATAGTAAAATTCCATTATTGTTCCTTATCCATATTCATTAACGAAGAGTCTTTAATCAATTCAATATTACACTCATGTCGTTCTCTATCGACGCGATGATTAATAGCGGCAATAATATATTGCCCAGAAAACATTTTATCTTCTGTGTCTGTTTCTTTTTTATCAAATGGTTCAATTCTATTCAGTTTAACCTCAACAACTTGCCCTACCGTATAATCTGTTCTACCAGGTACATTAATTTGTAATTTATTAGCCTCTGCCAATTTCATTAATGAGTATCTCTCTTGAATATATTTTGTACTAGTTGAATCACCGAAGCCAGTAAAATTACTATGATATTTTGTCATATTAAAAATCATGGCATTCGATCTCCAAATAGCCTTGCTGGAATTTATGGGATTTGGATTTAAATGTTTCTGTTTATCAAAATTAGTAAACATATCATAAATTTTAGAGGAATATTGTTTTGTTGTTAAGTCATATGTAATTAAACGAGAGGATATCATTCCATTACTGATCCTATCCATGTAATCATATGCAATTGGGATGGTAATTGAATTGATCCTTCTATAATCCTCATCAATGTTTTTAATACTTCCACCAAGTGGACGGTCATCACGAGTATACCTATCATAAACAAAAGACTGATATGGTTTATTTTGATATAAAGAATCTAAACTAATAAAAAAGAACCCATCACGATTTTCAAAAAATGTATAATTTGGAACATTAGCTTTATTTGCTGCTCTGTTTTGTAAAAATATTAAATTCTCTACTGGTGTCCAATAATTTGAAACATATTTGACATTATTAGAAGTTTCCTCAACAAAAGTCTTTTTTGTTGTTTCCAGTCCAATAATTTTATCTTCGATAAACTGTTTAGCTAAATCAGAAATTTTACCATTAAATCCTCTACTTGTTTTCTTATTAAGATCTGAGATTGCTTCTGCAGATATAAAATGTAATTGATAAACTACATTTCTATCCCCAACAAGATCGCGATCTGATAGTTTATAAATGTAAAACTTACCAGAAATAGCAGGACCACTTAATGCTGGAGTAGTTATTTCTAAATCTAGAAACTCCTCCCCGATAAATGGAAAAAGATTAACCAGATCCAATGACTCTTTAACAATAAGATTACCAGTTATAAATGGAGAAAATAAATCCTCATAAAAATTAACAGCAATCACCTGGGCAGCAATATCCTGATAAAATCCTGTAGGATTGGTAATAATTACTTTATCGAGGCTGACATCGCCAGCAAAACGAAGTATCTTACTGGATTGCATTATAACAATTCTTTAAAGTTTTTCAAAACACTGTCTATAAGAGTAGGAGAAATTATTTTTATTCTGCGTTTAGATTCATTTAATCTAACCTCATAATCATAATTAGAAACTGAGGTAGCACCTTCTTCAGTAGAATTAACTACATAACCAGCAGCGTTTTCATAATGATGTGGATCATATTCAGCGCCAGAATACTTTGATTGTATATGTTTTTCTAATTCATATTGAGATAGCGGAAAATCATTCAGATAATCATATTTGTCATTGCACAACATAATGATCCAATGATATTCTGCGTTTCCATAAATCTTTTCAGCAACAATTTCTGGAGTTTCTCCATCCACTATATCATATTCATCATATAATGTTATATTGGCTAAAATATCTCTACGAAAACGAATGCTTCTAGTAATATCTGTTATCAGGGCAGTTTTATCTACACCACCCATATTAAAATCATATATGAATTTTGGAAAGTCTTTGAAGTACATTACATACCATCCTTAACTTTATCTTTTGTTAGTAGAGCGAGTTCACGGAAATTTAATGTCATATTAATTTGAGTTGGCATGCCATTTGGAAATGATGTAAAAGTTCCATTTGGTGTATAATTAATATTCATCTCAGTGAGAACGCAAGATGTATGACGATGTAGATTTAGATTTTCTCGACCACCCTGATAATAGAAAATATCAAACTCAGAAGGATAAACATATAAGAAATTATTAGAATCTTTAAACTCTGGATGCATGTGATATTTAAATTCATTTATAATTGTTAGAACCTTTTGAGCCTCAATTGAATCTCTTGGAAAAAATTGATAATCAAAAGAAAATGTCCTAAAATCAACACCCTTAAATACTTGTTCTTTCTTTGGATTGGCAGCAAGACCTAAAGCAGCAGAGTTAGCACCCGCATTTGGACCTTTTGATAAAGCTAAGTTGGCAATAATGTCTGCGGCAACACCTTTAACATCTGAGTTTTTACCACCTGATTTTAGTGCCTTAACAACTTCTTCACCACCTTTCGCAACCATAGCCAATATTGCAGTATCATCTTCTGACCACTGCATTCCATAACGAATAGATAATTGATTTGGTACATGAAGGGCGATAGCGGTTTTTAATCTTTTCTGCGGTCGATTGGCTCGTGCAGCTTCGGTTCTACTTGTTGCAGTAGCTACCCCAATAGTTGGAATATTTGCGAAACCAACAGCTTTAGCCTTGTTTGTTATCGCTTCCTTTTTGGTACGACCTCCACCTCCACCAGCAATTAAGCCAGTAACAGTATTAACTAATGCGTTGGCTGCAATTAATCCTTCTTTGGAAATATCTTGGGCGATAAGATCACCTCTATCTCTTGGTGTATAATCCTCTACAACTTCGACAGAGTTATCATTAAATAACTTAGAATCAACAGAAACATTAATATAAAAAATAACATAATTACCACCATATGAGTTGTTATTCTCCATAAGGTCAGATGGATACATATGATTATCTATTTTATAATTAGAATTTGGGTTTTCTTTTATAAAAGAATTGGCAGCACCTCTTGGCACATACATATTTGATGTGGCATCTATTCTATTATCAATTCTTCGTATATCTGCTTGACTTGCCATTATTGTCCCTGCCCTAAATAAAGTTGGGTTTATTTATTCCTAAGACTTATTTATGTTCCATAAAAGAAAGTTTTCTCCAGTTTTTCCGGAAAAATATCAAGGAGATCCAACAAATATCATTATGAGATCTTCTTGGGAAACTATGTTCGCTAATTGGTGTGATAAAAACCCATCTGTTTCTAAGTGGAGTTCCGAGGAAACTGTTATTCCCTATCGATGCCCAACAGATAACAGAATACATCGTTATTTTGTTGATTTTCGAATAACCTTTAAAGATGGAAGAACGTACTTAATAGAGGTAAAACCATCGAAACAGACGATTGCCCCAGAGTATCCCGGTCGCAGAACGCAAAGATATTTAACAGAATCTTTATCTTATATTAAAAATCAAGCCAAATGGAAAGCTGCCGTAGAATACGCCAAAGATCGTGGTTGGGGTTTCAAAATTATCACTGAAAAAGAATTGGGTATAAGCCCTAAATAGTAATATGCCCTCAAAACCACCTATGCTCGATGTATTCGAACGCAACCAATACAACTTAGACGATGTAGTTAAAAAGTCTAGAAGTTGGTTCGAACAACAGGTCAATATATTGACCAAGCAAGGTCTCACCCCAAATAATGTAATGGCAGGAGATAGCAAAGCTCTGGTTAATAAAATTCAGCCTGGACATCTGTACATGTTTGTATACGATCCTAAGCTAAAAAAAGAATTGCCATATTATGATCGATTTCCATTAGTTTTTCCTTATGCAAGGACACCAGATGGATTTATGGGACTTAATATGCACTATCTGCCTTATGCCCTGAGAATCCAACTTTTGGACAATTTATTAATTTATAGATCTAATAAAAGAATGGATGAAACAACTAGATTAAAATATTCGTGGCAGGTTATAGATGGAGTTTCTAGATTTAAAGGTGCACGACCATGTATCAAACAGTATTTAATTGGTCATGTTAGAACTCAATTTAGAAAAGTAGATTCTTCGGATTGGGGAACAGCTATGTTACTCCCAGTTGAAAGATTCATTGGCGCAAGTAAACAAGAAATTTGGGCACAATCCAGAAAAATAATGAGAAAGTAATATGGAAAACGAAAAAAAGAAAAATAATACAAGTATTAATGAGTTTATTTCTCAGATTAAACAGAGTGGTCTTGCCAGAACAAATCGGTATATGGTTAGATTTACTCCCCCAATTAGTATAGAAACTGACAGCACACGTAAATTAGTTTTATTCTGCGAACAAATTCAACTCCCTGGTCAGAATTATTCTACCACTCAAAATAGAATTTTTGGAGAATTTCGTGAGGTTCCATATGAAAGAATATATGATAATATTTCTATGTCATTTTTGGTTGATTCTGGTATGAATGTAAAAAAAATATTTGATAGATGGATGAACAGTATAGCAGATCCAAAAACTAGGACATACAATTATTATACACAGTATATCGTAGATATGGATATTGAAGTGCAAGATCTTTTAGATAACACACGATATGCAGTAAAACTTTATGAATGTTATCCAAAATCTATCGGTAATATACAGATGGATTATAGTTCAAAAGATATAATGAAACTACAAGTAAATATGCAGTATAAATACTGGACTTCAGATACAACTGCATCATTAGACAATAAACAAATTATTCCTACACAAATGATTTCAGAGTATACTGATGACTTTGATGCATTTCAAACAAAAGTGTCTAATTTTTCTCTGGGTGATGCACAAAATTATACAACTGGATTGGTGGCAAATTATACCAAAAAATGGAATATGGATAATTTATCGGAATTGATAAAAATAGTTTAATCACACCAATAAATAATAGTTCTGAAGGAATTGACTAATGTATCAATATAAATGCAAAATTAATAAAGTGTTGGATGGCGACACTGTTGATATCGACCTAGATTTGGGGTTTAATATCATTTTAGCCAATCAGAGAGTTCGTATGGCTGGTGTAGATACACCGGAATCAAGAACATCAAATAAGGAAGAAAAGCCAAGAGGATTACTTTCTAAAAAGAAGTTGGCAGAAAAACTTCCAACTGGATCTTGGCAGATTATTGAAACGCAAAAGTCTGATAATAATGATGATAAATTTGGAAGAATTCTTGGTGTATTTATCCTTGAAGATGGAACAAGAGTGAATGAATGGCTAATCGCTAATAATTACGCTGTTCCATATAAAGGTGAAAACAAAGAATTAACTCAAGAGCAACATCAAATTAATAAAAAAATCTTAATAGAACGTGGTGAGTTATAATGAACATTGATGAATCGTTGTCTGCTGAGTTCGGAATTGCACCGATGCGAGGCACTGAAGTGGTAACAATTGATGGTGAAATCATCAATGATAAAACGAATAAAATTGAAGATGACTACGAGATCACTCGAAATAATCTTCGTTTAATTTTGCAGCAGGGGCAGTCTGCATTGATGAAAGCATTAGACGTTGCACATCAATCAGAACATCCTCGTGCATTTGAAGTTGTTGGAAATCTTATGAAACAGCTTGCTGACGTGAATCAGCAGCTACTTGATTTGCATCAACAGAAACAAAAATTGGACAATCCAAAAGATGTTTCTAAAAAAGAAGTGACTAATAATAACGCTATCTTTGTTGGTAGCACCGCTGAATTGAGCAAAATGCTTAATAATATGACTAAAGGAGAATAAAATTATGGCTTTGCCTATGATGTCAACCCCAACATATAACATGGTTGTACCCTCAATCGGAACATCTGTGAAATATCGACCATTCCTTGTTAAGGAAGAAAAAGCTCTGTTGTTGGCGCAACAGTCTGAGGATGCAACCGTTATGATTGATACATTAAAGAATGTAGTTAAATCATGCGTACAGGATCAGATTGATGTGAATAAACTAGCCACATTTGATCTGGAGTATATGTTTTTACAAATTCGTGGTAAATCTGTTGGGGAGATAATAGATTTAGTATTTCCATGTGATATAGATCATGGAGAAAATAATGAAAAATCTAAATCTACAGTTAAAATTGATATTAATGATATTAAAGTTCATAAATCAGAGGATCATACTAATAAATTAAATTTATTTAATGATGTCGGCGTTGTTATGAAATATCCTACAGTAGATATATTAAACAAGTTACAAGAAATGAAGGAAGACGACTTTGATAAAATTTTTGATATCATGGCGTTGTCTATTGATTATATCTATGATGGTGAACAGATATATTATGCCAAAGAACAGACAAAAGATGAATTACTACAATTCGTGAATAATTTAACCTCGGATCAGTTTATGAGAATTCAAAAATTCTTCGAAACCATGCCGAAACTTAAAAAGGAAATTGAATATACGTGTCCAGTATGTAACAAACACCACCATAAGGTGTTAGAAGGTATTCAAAGTTTTTTCTAGTTCTGCTCAGCCATGAGTCATTAGAGAACTATTATAAAATGAATTTTGCTCTAATGCAGTATCACAAATACTCCTTGGCTGAGCTAGAAGAGATGATACCATTCGAACGAGAAGTATATGTGTTCATGTTAATTCAATATCTAGAAGAAGAAAAGAAACGAATAGAATCCAAAAATTTTAAAGGTTAAAACCCATGGCAAAGCAACCTTATCAAGTGAATGTAACATCCAACGATATGAAACAATTATTGGATGCTCAACTACAACAACTTGACAATATAAAGTCTATTAAGCAACTTCTGGATGACGCTCAAAAGTCTCTAAATCAACAGAGGAGCATTAAAACTAATGCTCCTGGTATGTCAGAAAGTTCTGATGGTGTGAAAGTTATCACTCCAGAAATGAAAGAAAAATTAAAAATTGATAAAGATCAGTTACAAATAAGCAAAAAGCAATTAGAAGTAAATAAACAAATTTTATCTTCCTCAAAAGAATTGATGCGACTGCGTGCTGAAGAGGCACTTGCTATTACAAATATTGCCAAAAGTATGAAAGTGTTTTATAGCCCATTAGAAAGATTTAAAATGGGTATAGAAAAAATGAAAACTTCTTTCACTGACGGAGGTGGCATTCGTGGCGCTCTTCTAAAAAGTTTTAACATAGCAGGCATCTTTAATAGATCCATAGAACGAGAAAAATTCATAAACACTCAAAAAAAACTTGGTTCCGAAAAATCCAGAGAAGAATTAAAAAAAGACTTTTCTAGTGCTCAGAAAACAAGAAAAGAGATGGATAAGAATGAGGAAAAAATCAAAGCATGGCGGGAACAGACTGGTATCTCTCAGTCTGACATGGGTAAATTCAAAGAGGGGCGTGATCTATTAGATAAAAGAGAGGCTCTAGCTGCAGATTATAAACAATATGATGAACGAGCTAAACTGGTCGGTATGACCAATGCACCACAATTATCAACTAAAAAGTCACCAACTCAAGATTTTGCAGACCAGGGTCAGATGGAAGAACAACAAATTGAAAATCAACGTCTAATTCAGACGCAAACTGAGTTGTTGGAAAAAATAGAAAAGAATACAAACCCTCAAACTGCTGAAAAGGTGCAACAATCATCTAAACAGGGTAGTGAGGGAAGTAGTGAGGGGAGAGGATTATTAGGTGGTCTTTTGGGTGGCAACAAAGGAGATGCCATCATGAAAAATATGATGAAAATTGCTGTTGGCATAGGTGCATTATCTTTGTCATTATTTGGTGCTTCTAAGGCATTTAAAGCGTGGGGAGAAGTTGCTTGGGATGAAGTCGGTAAAGGGTTAGTTGTTCTTGGTGGTTTAGTTGTTACAGCAAAAGTACTAAAAGGTGCTATGGGTGATATGATCAAAGCATCGATTGGAATTATTGCTATATCTGGAGCATTGGTAGTTGCTTCTAAAGCAATTAATGAATTTGTAAAACTTGACTGGGGAACAATGACTAAGGCTGGTGTTGTTTTGGTTGGAATTGGAACTGCTGGATTACTACTTGGTAAAATACTACCATCAATGTTAGCTGGCGCAGCAGGGCTGGCGGCGATGGGTGCTAGTATATGGGTAATTGGTAAAGCACTACAAGAATTTGGTGATACAACCTGGGAAACAATGGCTAAGGCTGGTGTAGCAATTGCTGCTCTTGGTGCGTCATCTCTATTACTTGGTCCAGCTACTCCACTGATGATTGCTGCAGGTGCAGGAATTGGTGCCATGGGTGCTGGTATTTGGATTTTAGGTGAAGCACTTCAAGCAATCGGCAAGGGGTTTGACGACATGGTCGGTGGTGTCGAACGTCTTGGAAATATTGATGGTAATAATTTGTGGAGTGTTGCCAAGGGATTGGGTGCGGTGGCTGCAGCAATGGCAGCATTTGGCGCCAGTCAAGCACTTGCTGGACTTGGTAATCTGGTTGGAAGATTACTTACTATCGGAACTGACTCTCCAATCCAGCAGCTACAAAAGATTTCTGAATATGGTGAGGGAATCGGTAAGGCTGGATCAGGTATGAAAGATCTGAGCCAAGGAATAAAGGCTTTTAGTGAAATTAAGAGTGATACTCTTAAAGAAACAATGCGATCGTTAAAAGAGTTTCCGTGGGAAGAGGCAACTAGGTTTGTTGCAGTTGGTGGTAATGTGCAAGTAGATTCTGCCAAAATATACAATGCATCAAAAACAAATGCTGACGCTCAGGCTATGGCTGAAGGAAAATTGGCTGGTGGAAATACTACTGTTGTTAATGCTCCTGTTAACAACAACTCTTCTACCAATCAATTTATTAGATCTGTAGTTAGAAATGAAGAATCATCTCAGGCAAGGTATATCGGAAAACGATTTGCTACTTTCTAAATAAAAAGGGGAGTCTTTCGACTCCCCAGCACACTTGCATGGGATTAGTTTAATCTTCTTTAGCAATCTTCTCAAAGTACGACATTACATCGTCATCATCGTCTGATACCTCAGGCATTTTAGGTGCTGCTTTAGAAGCAATCTTAGGCGCAGAAGCAACAGGACGATCTTCTTCCTCAACCATTTGAGCAGCAGACTTGCTAGCAAATGAGTCACCAGAAAGAACCTCATTTAGTTTCTTCTTCAGTTCATCATAAGATTTAAAGTTCTTACGATCGATAAATTCAGCCAGCTTGTACTGTGTTTTGGCGACACGAACAATTTCGTCGTCATCACCAAGTGCTACTGGATCAGTAAAGACTGACTCATCATAGTTGGCGTAACCATCTTTCTTACGCATACGTAGTTTGAAGTTAGCACCTTCCCAGAAGTCAAACACGTTGACTGGCTTCTCATCTTCGAAAGTTGGACGTGCTTTGTCCATGATCTTATCAAAGATTTTCTTACCAAACTTAAACAAGAATACCTTGCCTTCGTTTTCTGGATGTTTAGGATCGCTAACAATCAATACATTAGCAATGAAGGACAACTTACGTTTTTGTTTGCGTGCAATTTCCTTGTTGGCTTCAGAGCCAGAGTTCCAAAGTTGAGTGTTCAACTCACCAACAGGATCGTTCTCACCAAGAGTAGTGAGTGAGTTCTCGATATACCACTTACCAGTTGGACCTTGGAATCCATGAGAAAAGATACGAACCCATGGGAGTTCATCACCTTCTACACGTGGTAGGAATCGGATAGTTGCTGTACCATTACCAGCCTTATCACCTTCTAGACGCCAGAAGCGATCATCAACGTAAGACTTGGTTTCAGTTTGGGGATTTGCGACTTTCTCGAATGCAGAAGAAATTGCACCGAAGTCGTTGTTACGCATTTTGCGTAGTGATTGAATATCCATTGTATTTCCTTTCGTATTAACGGAGTATTAAGATTTTGTATCAGTATCTGTCGAAGTATAATTATACTCTAAATCATCATCTTGGTCAAATGTAACTTCGTCATAATTATCTTCAACATAACTATTTAGTGTTCTCATACCAGCAGTTTTCTTACCGCTAGCATGTTTACTGTGTTTGCCTGAACGACCAGAAGGCATATCATCGTCAAACCGACGAGAATTTTTGTAATAGGTCTTACCCATATACTACTCTTAGATTTCTTCTCTAAATGTTGCAAATATTTTACCAAGTTTGTCTTTATCGTATTTCACAAACCCACTCAACTTTGTTATACGTCTAATTTCATCATCCCATATATACTTCACAGTTGGGTGATCCTTCCATTTGTCAATAACACCAATAAAATCATCAATAATTCTTAAAGATTCAATTGTAATTTTACCACCGATAAACATCTTTAATGCCAGAGGATATTCATTGTCTGTAAATTCAAATACTGCAGAGTTGTTAACTTTATTCGTTTCAACAAAATGTAAAATAGATGTCAGGTCATCAATAAATGTTTTTGTTATCGATTGTTTTCTTTTCATCCACTGAATATAATTATCTTCTGCTTCCTTACCCTCATATATTGAGTTTTCTTTAAAGTATGCAAAATTTGCAACAAAATATTGGATAATATCTTTGTCATTTAACTTTTTATTTGCTATCTTTTCAAAAATGTATCTATCATTACGAGCATTAAATGCTTCACGTGTTCCACGGACATTACCACGGTTTTCAAACACATTGAATTTGTCAGTAGTGAAGTGAAGTTTGATTGCTAGGTAATAACGGTATGCTTTGAATCCATCCATTATACATCTAATGTTGCTTGTTTTGGAAGATAATTTAATTCACGAAAATTCATTTCAATTTTATCTTTTAAAGATTTATTAATCAAAGAAGTGATGTCGTCTGGTTCAAGATAATTTTCTTGACAATATTCAAGAACAGCTTCCAGATAATTTATCTTTTTATCTCGAACAATACGCTCAATATAAAGAGAAAACTCATTAGCTGTTTTAAACATTTTTAGAGATCCAATAATCTGCAGTTCTAATTCCATATGATATTTTATCGTATTCCTTGAGTTTTGATTTATATAATTTCCAAATATCAGTCTCAGTATTATCAGGATCCATTTTTCTTTCAAATTTCTCAAGAAATATAGAGAAGAATTTATCTAATTTCATTTTTTTGACTATGAGTTCATTTCTTTGTTCAATCCAATTCATAATTATCCTCTACGCATTGTTGCAATTTCTACTGCCTGTTCGTCTGAAAAAATAGGTACAGCATTGGACTTATGCATTGTACCGATACCTTTAATCATGGTTCCAGTATAAACTTTATCTATTGGTTTGAAACATGGACCAGCAGTAAATGGGAGACTATTGATCTTTTCGGTTTCACGAATGTATGGTTTTACTTGATGTAATGGTTTTAAACTTTGTTGGGCTGATTTTCGTGCGGGTTTAGTCTCATACTTTTTCAGTATAGCCTCCCATTCGGCAGCAAGTTCCCGCTGCTTAGCGTTTGGTTTTTTGGCTTTTTTCTTTTTAATCGAAGTATAAATTATTTGCATGATTATTTCAAATAAACATTAATAGACTTAACAGACTTAATTATACTATTTTCTACATTAAAAGTCAAGTCCACAGTCTGTGATTCTTGTTCGTAAATAACAAATGATGGATTGTAAAATTTTGTTTTATAATTGGAACGGATAAAGGCAGTGTTTGACACATTTTCTCCAGCGTTTACATAGCGATATAGAGCAGCATCCAAATATTGTTCGTGTAAAATTACACTTCTGTCTCCAATATTACCAATCAATACTAATTTTGGATTTCTTGGAAAAGAAATGTCTACATTTAAATTGTGACAGTCAAATGATAAATTTGACGTGTCAGAAAAACACACCATCATCGTGTCAGAATTTTGAGGTGAATGTTGTTTCGCTGTTGAATCTAAAGCTGCCCCAAATATTGCACCACCGAGACCAATACGAGTTATCATAGTACTAATTATAGAACCAGAAACATTATCGTAAATATTGTTGGTTGTCTTACCCTTATCGGCAATCACAGAGGTAAACGATCTCATATCTGAGACCCATTTCGGTTGCCAGGTGAGCACAACTTTACTATAAATTGTTGTTTCGGTCTGACCGATTTTATAAGATGGTTTCAATACTTGAGCATGGATCGCCTTCCCAACATTATTTAAACGATTTACAATTTTCTCACGCTGCTCATACTCATCATAATTAATATGCATGGTTGAGGGTTGTGTTTTGATAACATTGTTATTTTTGGGAACAACATCTGCGACAATCGTGACTTCATAACCAGAAAGTTTCTTGTTTGAAGAAACAATCTTGTATTTTGTTATAACCCCACCATTATATTGGTCTATGTTTTCTGTTATGATATTATTACGAGCAGTAGATTCACCTATAATAAAAGTTCCAGCACCTGCTTCTAATGCCATTATCTTGGCATTATCAATGGCAGAACCATATGTGGTTCCATAACCAGTAACAGTAACTTCTTCAGCCGCAGAAACACTGGCGAATAATACCAATGTTAAAATTAAATGTTTCATTGCGCCATTGAATTACGAATTTTGGAAGATGCCAACATAGATCGTTTTGTGACTTCTAAAGTAACAACAACCATTGTTTTGTCTGAAGATATTTTTCGCTCAGACACATATGCTCCTCTAACAATACCGTCTGCCTGTACGATAATTTTTTCTTGAATTTTAGTTGCAATATTTCCAGCACGTTCACGAGATTTATTGTCCTCAGAAGATATATCTTTGGATAAAGCATTAGTTATAGTATCTGTAAGTTTACTTGACTGAAGATCAGACTGCATAAATTCAACTATATTACGTTTTGCACGCATTGTAGCTAAATTCATAGACTGTTCAAGAGCAGCATTGTCACTAAGAGATATTGCTGCAGTGGCTGTGGATTTTATAGATTCCCACTCACCCTTATCGTTAAAGGTTACTTCTACTCTACCGAATTCTTGAGTATATTTAATAGCATCCTTTGAGACTGGTTCTACATCAACAGTTTTAGTACTACTACACGCTGATATCAATCCAGCAGTTAAAATAACAAATAAAAAGTTTTTCATAATATATTAATCCAAGGTTAAAGAATATACAACAGTATCAGGTTTATTATAAAGTTTTATCATTTTATCTCGCATCACAGGGTCTTGCAAAGATCTACCTAGTCGAAGAGGAGATTTTGGATCAACCAACTGAATTGAGGGAATGTCAGTGTTTATTTCTGGTAAATTAGATTTAAGTGGAAGATTTCCGCTATTTTCAATAGCTTTAGTTGTTCGCAGTTTCGCAAAATCTTTTTCAAATTTCGCCCATTCAGATTCAAAATCATACGCCATAGCGTTTGATGATACCAAAAGTGCGAGCATAATATAAACTTTCATTTCACATTATCCTTAACTAGCGATTTGGCTGCATCTACCTGTCTATCTGCAAAAGTTGCAAGATTTGAGAACCCAGCAGTTGCAATCAAAAATCCCAAAACAAGACCAATTACAAATTTCATAGTAAAACCCTTTCAATTTTACAGCTTAATTATGCCCTAAAATCGAATAAAAGACAAGCACTTTCTGGAAGCCCCTACTAGATGTAGGGTTATTCATCACTTTTTAGATGGCGGTAATTGATGGTTTGCAATTCCATAGGCTACGCAAACTACATCTTTTACATTTGCATATGCGCAACGAACTGCAACTGGATCAATTCCCTTCACGATTGCAGACTCAATATTACTTTTGATAGCTTGTAATTCACTGTATTTGTAAAATGTAGTAGCTCCTATCATGGTCATAAAACCAATCAGAGTGCTAATAAGAAATGTTTTATCTGTTAGCATAATTTCTCCTTTAGTTAAGTTCCTTAACATCGTCGCATAGTCCTAGCTTTTTAGCTTCTTGAGGACTTAACCACATATCTTGTGGAGGTAGCAGAATCTCACGAATTTTAGATTCAGACAATCCACTACACTTCTTATAGTGTGCAATCATTTTCTTCGTAGTTAAGTCAAACTCTTTTACTGTTGCAAACAACTCGTGTTCCTTACCAAACGCACCCCATGAGTATTGATGAGATAGAATAGAAGTGTTTGGTGTAAGAATACGATGCCCTTTATCTCCAGCAATAAAAATCATAAGCCCAGCAGAAGCAATCTGTCCAAGTCCAATTGTGCGAATTGGAACTGCTGATCCTCTCATAGTGTCAATCAATGCAAACGCAGCATTCAGATCTCCACCTGGAGAACAGATGAGTAAATTTAACATATCAGGTCGTTCTTCTGTGAAGTTCGCCTCAAAAATCCATTCAACTATTGGCTTGGTTGTTTGAAGGGTTACTTCATCCATCAACAAATAAAACGAATGTGCGGAGTTATCCTTGTCACTAAGTTGAATGTTCAATTTATTCATCATTTAGATGCCTACTTTCTCTTTATAAAAAATATGTCGCCCAATGACTGCAGTTTTTTGCAATTTCCATTTAGGGTCTACATAATCAGCATGGTAATATAAAGCACCATTTGTTATGTCTTGTATAACACCATAGTTTGCATAAACCATGATGGCAATCTTTTTAACTTTGTCGTATACTTGTGCATTCATGGCTCGTTTAGCTTCACAGTACCAAGTGAACTGACAAGTAGATTTTATCTTTTG